TTATTCAAGGAGACCAGGATTATCATGGATATTCCCAATGACCTTTATACTGCGAGGTATGGAAAATGAATAAGTCTTTCCTGTTTCTGGATCAAGTCGATAACGTTGCTGATCTTTATGCCACACAACAACTGCCACTTCAAACCAACCCTGAAGAAAGATGACCTCGCAAATATCACCTTCGAACACCTTGGTCCCATGCTGATCAATAACTCCGGTGAACTGACCAAGGCTTTCTGGATCCACTTCATTCATGGCCTTTTCAATCTTGATTTCCTCAATGTCATGGAACTGAACATCAGCGATATATTCTCTTTTCAACATGGAGATGTAAGAACCTTCATGCCATTTCCCATCATTAACCGACTTGCCTCTGAAAATAATCTCCCTCATTTTTCTTTTCCTTCATCATCGTATAAACGTGATTTAAACTTGTTTCGAAAGCCATTTGAGGTGTTTAAACCTCGATTAAAACGGCCTTCCCGACCTCCTGTTCAGGTACATCAAAATCAACGTAAGTAGACCCCTTATAGTCGTAATGTACCTGGCACAAGCCGCCTGCCTCGCTGATGGCTGCAATCAAGAAGACTTTCCTACCTCGCCATCTAATCCAAAGCCCGGCCCACAGGTTGCTGCTGTCGAGTGTCCTGGTACTCATTCTTCAACTCCCTCGACATGTCCCAGCTCAGCCTCAGAGCAGTAGGCCCATCCGTAGCCATTACTGAAGAGGATGAAGTACCTGGACTTCTCATCCGGAAGAATCCTCTTGATGGTCCCAATCAACCCGGCATGGACTTTATGCTTGGCAATGACTTGCACCCTTTCTCCGAGCTTGAACCGGGTGATTGGGATTCTCTTTAGACTTCTCACAACCGACTCCTTCAGACCACGGCCATAGGCAGCAGCACCATGGTTGTGCCCAGGACAAAGAGCGACATACCTACGCGGTAGATCCGTACATGGAATAAGCAGGCCATCATCAGCAGAGTGCTGCCTGCTAAGAAAACGAACAAACCCAGAGCCCTGATCATCTATTTTCCCTTCCTTTGTTTTGTCTCAAACGAATAGCCTCTGCATGCCCTGCTTGAATCCAGTAATGTCCTCAGATGGGTACATGAGATATTCGTTTTGATTGCAGCCTCTGTAAGGCTTTGGCAAACCCCCAGAAGCTCTCCCTCGAACCTTACATAAACTCTTTTGCCTTTCATGAATCTGAATCTCCAAATGGTAGGGGCAATTGTCCGAAGTCATCGTCCGGAGGAGGCGTCATCTGGAACATCTTGGAGGAGAATACTGGTATGTTTGCGATTTCTCGTTCGATCAAGAATTCGAGCATCATTTCATTTGAAATATCGCTCATACCATTCCATCTTGGTTCAGCAGCAAGCGAGTCCTCTGGTACCCTAAGGATTGAAGCCCAGGTGCTCATTCTTGCTATTGCTGGCAGCTGGAGCCTATGGAGATCATACCAATCGAACAAGTCTCCTTCTTCCTCAATATCGGCTGTCCTATCAATGAATGAATGCTTGGAGATCAATCCGACCAGGTAGTCGGTGGCAATCAATCCCTTTCCAGCAAGGAAATCTTTGACGGCAGCACTGCTGTATCCAGACTTGATCAACTTCCTGGCCTTCCAGAAACCGGGAACCTCACGCTCCTTCATGAGCAGTCTGTAGTTCTCGTACTGCTGCTCAAGATGTTCCTTCTGCTCAATCCACTCCAGAATGGCCGTATAAGGAATCCTCCATTGGCCACAGACAGAGATGGCATCGAGACGGCAATACCAAATCGCCCAATATACCTGGTATCCGGAGTAGCCAGACAACCTGGCTACATCCGATACCGAATAAAAAACACTTCCATGCTCGGCCATGGCCAGCAGCACATCCTGGATTGTTGGTTTTGGCATTTCAAACAAGAAGAGCTGCTGGGACATATTCACCTCACAGATCGGAAAGATTCATGTTCTGGTTGATGTACTGGCCGGCCTTATCGCGGACATAAATCAGAATGTGCTGCTTGCTGGTCTCCACCTGCACGGCATTACTGATGATATCCATTGCCTTCTTCCAGTCAGGGTCATCAATCTCCAGCTTCCTGAGTGCGAGAATCCTTCGGATATCCATTCTCCCGGATTGATTGACCTGGAAGGCTTGGTCGACGATTACCTTGAGATATGGGTCTGCCCCGTCGCTCCACTTCTCGATGCACTTATCGATGAGTTCCTTGCCAAGATAGATACCCTCGGTGAAGCTTTGGCGGTCATTCATCCTGATGATGATCCGGTACTTTCCGTCGAAGGTGGAAAGGGTGAGGTTTCCTTTCTTCCCCCCGAGCTGTACTCCGTACTCGCCTGCTGCCAGCATCATGAAGGTATCGATATCCTCAAGTACCTGGGCTTTTACGCTTTCCATGTCCAGACGGAGTTTGAACATCTTGTTCATGATCGAGGCAACCAGCTGATCACGCAGCTGATCTACAGGCTTGACCATTTCCTCAGGAACCAGGGTTCCCCTTGCATCTTCGTAATACACTTTCCCGTTAAGTTCTTTTTTCATTTGGATTCCTCTTTCCCTTGTTGTTTTGCCATTCTGTTTATCCATCCGAAGACTTTCCTAAGTTCGTGAGGATCACAAAATGTAAGCGATGGTTTGTCGAAGTTTTTCTTGACGAACCCCTCCACCCGTTTCTCCCAATCCGGACCAAGTACATCCGGAGCACGTATCCTGATAGCCCAGGTTACCTTCTTTCTCCTTTTAGCCTCATCGGATTCAAAGGATGTGCAGGGATATTCCTTGGAGAAGCCTGCACGATCGAAGAGGTCCATGACTCGGATGAGTCCGGCATCGGAGATATCCTTGCAGGAATCAGCTCCGCCGGTTGCCATAAGCAGCCTTCTGTATCGCTGTTCCGGGAGAGGGGAGAGAGAGACTCCCTCCCCACAGCCTTCACAGGAAGACCCAAATACCAATCGAGCACAGCGGGTGCAGATCATGCAGCGGGCCTTTGCGATATGGATCCTGGCGATCAAGCTGTTTCGACTCATTTACCCCTCCTGAGGCGAGGTCTTACCTGGGTGGGTTTTGCCACTCGAAAGACCCTGAACTTGGCAAAATGTTCTTGCTTGTAACCGACAGCGATGATGTATCCGTCGGTCTCCCAACTTTTGCAAAGCATGGTCGAATACCGCTGTTCAAGCTCCGCCACCATCGCCAATTTGTCGCTGGTGAACGTTCCCAACATCAGGGCTGCCTTCCAAGCCCTATCGGCACCGCTGCCCTTGATATCCTGTGGATTACCCTTGTAGATCAGCTGCTCTCCATTCCGTTCAAGTACGCCCCTGGAAGTAAGATTGAAGATGGTGGAGAAAAAGAGGGCTTTTGAAATGTCAAAGAAATCCTCCCTCAGTTGGACAACCGTACAGCTCTTGCACTGAGCCATGTACTTCTGGATCTGGTGGCTGACCACCGGAGTTCCGAAGAGCACATTACGGGCGGCTCGTTCGATAGGCATGAACGACCTCCTCTGTCAGCTCCGTTTTGCCACTCGCATTCATCACCTGGACAATGTGCTGGGCATCGTTGACCAGGACGCGGAAATCACGGCCGGCCCACTTGAGCAGCATCTGGCAAACCTTCGGAGAACCGCTGATATCGAGCCCTACGGCTTCCTGGTAGTAGGTGGCGACGTCCACTGTATTGATGGGCTTGAACACGATCTGGGGCTTGCGTATGCGGCTCTTGAGCCGTGGCAGCGTCTCCATGGTACCGGCCAGCGATTCTTCTCCCACAAGCATTACAGGAGTGCCGCAATACTCGTTGAGCGTCCTCAGAGACTCAATCATTTTCAAGGGAAGCCTGTCCGCTTCATCGATGATGATGAGCCTGCGAAAGATTCTTGTAGCTTCCTTGATCTGGGCAAGGTTTGATTCGAACGTCCTGGAACAAAAACCTGTCAGTTCGGTCGCGATTGCCTTGTAAAGCATGGTCAAAGAGAAGCCTTCCATAAACAGCACATAGGCTGCCTTGTCGTCATTGGCGACAAGATGTTGGATAGCTGTGGTCTTCCCATATCCGGCCGAACCGGTGACCATGCCGATCGAAGCATTGAGGGTGGTTGATGGATTGAGAAGATCGGAAGCCAGTGAGTTGACCGCTTGCACATTCTGGGTTGTGATGAATGCTACCGGATTCACTTTCAGGGTTCCCTTCGGAAGCTGCTCAATCTGATATTCCTCACCCAGCATTCCAAGGCTGGCCATCTTGTCAAGGATTGCCTTTTCCCAGTGCTCCCACTTGGGGTAGGACTGGTTCTGTACACGTGACACGGCACTCTTGCCGAGTCCAACCAAATCTCCGGCATCCGTCAAGGACATGCCGGTCATTTCCAAAGCGTCTCTCAAAGTCATGCTTCACCTCCAAGTTTTCGATACATTTCCCAATAGGTTTTGTTGTTCTTATATTCGTCACTGCGCTCGTATGAGCTCATGAATGCCTGGTCTTTCATCGGCAGCTCAATGTCACGGATCAACATGTCCAGACACCACCGGTAGCGGTCATAGCTGGATGCATGCAAAGCCAGGAATGGAATCGGCTTGGCTACAGTCCTCGTATCCTCGAGCTGCTTCTGAACGGCAGCCTGAAGCTTTGGGTCTGATTCCTCGATGTATTCCTCCGGCTGGATCTTGCGGATGGTTGCCCTCTGAGGCTGGTAGAGAACAGAACCGATGGGTTTGACCAAGGCGTTGAAAGCATCACGGACGGCCTTCATCTGCCTGCGCTTGGCGGCGATCGCTTCTTCCATCGCTTCCTCATCCAACATCACATTGGCTTTCACGGGCTCCAGATATCTTGCTGAACCATTGACGAGTGCATAGGCATGGGATGGATCATACTTGTCGTAACGGACCTCAACTCTTTGCTCGTGGTAGTTCCAGAGTCCGACATCGTTCAATTCGCCGTTGGTGGCTGACAACTCCTCACCCCAATACCAGATGTTGTTGATCTCGACACGGCCATTTCTTACTACTCGTTTTGTTCTCTCGGACACGAGCAGCTCGATGGCAAGCTCGGATATCTGACGGGGTCTCCAGCCTTCCTCGAACCTCATATGCATGTATTCAACAGGGCTCATCCCAAGAGACCCATGGGAAGCGTTCTCATAGGCCTGGATCTCTTCAAAGACAACCTGGATGAATTCCAATTCGGTCAACAGCTCATGCCTGTCTTTTTGCTTTTCAAGCCGGGCACGTTCCACCTCATCTACTGCAGAATCGGCTCCAGGTGAGGCGCAACGGCCGGGGAGCATCCTTGCATCAAGGCGTTCATTCAAGGTCCTGAAAAACCTCTCTATGTCCTTCGCCTTTGCGTTCCTCACATTGGCATAGATGCGCCGATGCTGCTTTCTCCAGTCTTCCTGGTTGATGGCTGTCGAAACGATATTGTCATTGGCATCAGCGACGATATAGACACCCTCAGGAGTCTTGGACAACTCAGCTACATCCTCGGTATGCATATCGAGCTTGAGCAGATCATCAATCATGGAAGTGATTGCCTTGCTGGTTTCTGATGATCCATTGTCATTGTATGTACACTCAAACCGGCCAAACCGCCTAAGCCCGACACGCAATGCTTCGCGCACGGTATCAGCACAATAATGGACATCGAAGGCAATGCCATAGATGAGTTTTGTTCCCATATCGAGCCACAGATAGCACTCAGGTCTTCGGATCAGACCCGTGTCGTAGTCGGCTATCCAGTGGTCGAAAATGTGCTGATCGCCGATGATGATCTGCATGGGCCTGAGAGCCTTGCAATCCCTGTAGATGGGGAAGCTGTTGTCCAGGAATCTGTTCCCGCCCTTGGCATATCCAACATGCAATTTGGATATCCTTCCAAGGATTTCATAAGCGGAGGAACGGCTGCCGATTTTCCATCCTTTTTCCTTGGCAACGACCTGGGTGCGATTCCATGCTGTAACCTTTGCACAATCACCGGTTTCCCGGATTGCAGCCAAATAGAACCCAGTGAGGAATTGGATGGCTTCTGCGTCCCAGACCGAGTTTCTCGATGTTTGACGGGGTTTTCCTACAACTCCATAGCGGTTGACATCGTCGGCTATCCGCCTTACAGTCGATGTCGAAACGCCATAAAATCGAGCAACTGTCTTAAGCCACTTCACCTTTGTTGTACCTGCAGGCCGTTGCTTGATTTTATTGGCTATCAACAATCTTTCACGGTCCTTGTCAGTGAGCTTGGCTGCCAGGGCAAGGGCTGTGGATGTATCTGTTGTAATGGTTTTCAGTTGAGCAGGTAGAGAAAGGGCTGCCAATGACTTGGTAGTAGGGACCACAGTCTTGACAGTTCCAGCGACCTTGTCCTGCCATTCTGCAGGAAGGCTGGGAACAAAGATCTCAAGTGCTTTCTTACCAGCAAGTCGACTTTCAATTTTCCCATCTTTTGCCATGAGCTGAATGGTCCGTGGGCTTTTCCCTACTGCAGTTGCCAAAGTTTTTACATCAACCCACATGCACGGCCTCCTCGATGGCAGCCTGATTGAGGCTGTTTCTCTGAGCGGTTGGATAGTTGTACATGGTCGAGAAATTGTCAGAGAAAAAGAGAGCTGCATCGCTCAATCTCTGCCAGGAGTCATATCCAAGGGTCTTTGCGATATGAGCCTTGATCTGGGCTGAATCACTCTTTCCCAGCAGCACCTGGTTGATTGCCTGCAGGGAACATCCGTACTTTTCAGCCAGAGCAGTCTGGCTGAGGTTCCTGTCTCTGAGCAGGAGCATCACGTAGGTATGAACAAAGGTTTTCTTTCTAGGCTCAGTCACAGTAGCCTCCTTTTAGTTGCAAAATCGAGTGTCCGGGGATATGATTCCCTACATGGATATTCGAAAGGTATTTGATCAAGTGACCGATGAGATGTTTGCAATCTCCACAGACACGTACATGCTTTATGAGGCAGCGTATGATGAGGATCCCAATCCGATTAATGAGGGTGTCCTTGCAATGTACAAAGAAAAGCATGACGCCCTTATCGAGAAAGCGATTGGCAATAGACCTCATCTCACGATGGTCATCGACGAGCTGCCGGAAATTGAACAAGAAGTTCTTGTTATGCGGTTGGTCCTTGCAAGGGCGAAGGCAGTTGAGCTGTATTCCAAGCTTAAAGACCCTGACTGCTTCGACCTGGCAGTTGCCATCAATCTGTGCCATGAGGCACTTAGAGGCTAGACTCATTTCGGTTCCTCCAGTAGTGATAGAACGTCCTCATGATTCTTCTTCGCTCAAACCAATACGGACGGCTGAGGTGGTATACATGGAACCATGGGCGGAATTGAATCTTGATCTGGCCGAAGTACCACCAGAGGCTGAAAGCTTCCCTATAGAGCCAGCAATTGCTCCTTCCGAAATACTGCTTCATCACTGGTTCCGGGAAATGCATGCCTGGATACTGAATCCATTCCTTCCTCTTCATTTTCCTTGCAGTCTTGGACTTGGGATTGAATGCATCATTCATTTGGAATCCTCCATTTTCTCTGACATGTCCATGATTATTTTTGCTACTGAGCGGGCTACTTCAGCCCTGGCTTCTGAAGGGAACAGGGTGACGGCTTTCTCTACCAGCCTTGCTATGCTGATCTGCTGCTGCACCTTTACCAGAGGGGTGGCGATACGTTCGTACCGGCTGCAGAGTTCTTCCTGGTACAGCATTTCCTCGGGGGTGGGATCTTCCTGCAGCTGCTGTGCCAGCAGGCGCAGGTTCTCACGGCTGAAGAGTTCGGCTTGCTTGTAGCCTTCCTGTTCAAGGGCACTTACCGTTTTCATCTCGGAGCACCATTTCCGATAAGCCCTCTCCAGCTGGGAGTTCCAACCTTCGGGTCTCCAATCGGGATTCTTTCTGGAGTGCTTCTCGATTTCCCTGAACATCTCCTCGAGCATCTGATCACGACGAGCGCGGGCTTCCTCCGGTTCCAGGAGGCGGTCTTCTTGGGGGTCGTAGAGGAAGAGCCAGCGGTAGGCCGTTGGTTTTGGAAGTCCAATCGCTTTGAGATAATCTTCAAAAGTATGAGAACCTTGTGCCATTTGGCACGAGGTTGAAGAACCTCGTCTCATTTGAGACGAGGTTAAATCACTTCTATAGCCGGAATTTATAAGAGCCTGTTGAGCTAAATACAGATTTCTAATTAACTCCAACGTCAATTTGCGATGAGCATCTACTAATGGTTTCGTTTTATTTACCGAATCATCGAAATCCCAACTTGAATTTTCTACAACTTTTACTTCGTTTGGCATTACACCCTCCCTTGCGTATTCAGAAAAGCTACTGTAGACTTCGCTTAGGTTGATTTATCAACTCATTTTGATATTATTGCATAGTGACTTACAAGTCAATACCAAAATGCAATATTTATAAGGTTATGACATGATTAGTGACAATCTCAAATCAATACGACTTAGCACAGGAGAATCACAATCCGTTTTTGCTAAAAAATTCGGATTGTCACAAGCTGTTTATTCGCAGTACGAAACAGGCAAGCGCTCAGTCCCAGATGAGCTGAAGCAGCAGCTTGCAGCCATGGGAATCAATCTTCATTGGTTGATTACAGGAGAAGGTTCCATGCATCTCACTGAGACGGATGTTGCTCCACATATGGTTGGCATCCTTGCTGAGCCTGAGCATGCTTCTTATAACAAGAATAAGGGCCTCGCTGTCATATCCAAGGATGAAGAGACCATCCCGATTCCTCTCATCAGACAGAAGCTCTCAGCGGGCCCTGGACAACTTTGGGGCGATGATTGTTTTACCGATGATGTAATTGCAATTCCCACCAGGATGGTAAAACGCTTCCAGGGCTACAAGCTCGGGGCTGCAGAGGTGCGGGGTGACTCCATGGATCCATCCCTTCAGAACGGTGATACCGTGTTCTTTGCAGAGAAGATGATTTCTGGCAACGGCATCTATGCTCTTTCAATTGATGAAGAGGTATATGTAAAGAGGTTGGAGTTCGACCCATTTGAAGGGACGATCAGGGTGATCAGCGACAACAGCAAGTATGATCCGAAGCTGCTGCCTGCTGATACCGATCGGATCAGGATCCTGGGGAAGATCATAGGCCGGCTCTTGGTTTATTGGTAGAAGCACTCTTGTGGGTGTGCATATATATAAGGTAGGTCTTTACTTCAAGTTGTGCTTCTGAGTGACCAAGTTGGTCATATGAAAAGAATTGCCACCATTTTGCTCCTGGCAAGCGTTTATAGCTTTATGTATGCAGGTCCATTCGGTATCGAAATGGGTTGGACTCTTGATGCATGTATTAGGGCTGGTAGTGTTATGGATGAGATTTTCCCTGGGAAATATCATTGCCATCCCCCTAAAGCCCATACAACTTTTGATTCCTACATTATAAACATAGATGAAACCCAAGGTGTATATATGATCACTGCGTGCTCAAGTGCTTATGAGTCAGTAACCTATGGATATTATGTTGAGCATGAATACAACAAAGTAAAAGAACAGCTTGAGCAAAAGTATGGGATTCCTAGAGCCTTCAACTACGTTAACCCATCAGATTCAGATCCAAAGGATTGGATGCGAACAATATTTAATGAGAATAGAGCTTTGAAAGCTTTTTGGGATGAGCCAAACGATTCTTCAATTGGCGCAATTTGGCTGGAAGTTAAGGGTATAAGCCCAACTTCATGTATCATTTCAGTTGAGTATCTATCGAATACTTTGAATTCAATCAGTAACAGAATTGAGAAGGAAGACTATGATGCCTTATAAAGGCTTCACTATTTTCATAAATATTGAAAATGGAGATAAACGCGATTTTTTTAAGTGAGGTAGACATGAAAACTCTGGGGCATCTTTTTCTGATTCTGTTTATTATTGTGGTTATTTTAGGTTTCTATATTGGCACTGAACTCAGTGAACGTGAACTAGGCTTCCGCAATCCACTGGAAGGAATGCCCCTCAATTCATGGGAGTTCAACTTTGGTGCAGCTATGATGGTATGGTTTTCCGGGTCCGGCCTTCTGATAGCTGCCATGGTCTTCTATTGGATGGATCAAGTAACAGACAGCCTTGCTGGAATGAAATTTATACTGAAGGAGATTGCGGGTAATACCAGGCAAGTTGTCGTTCAACAAGGCAATAAATCTGATAGTGAGCGTTCCCAACAAAATTATTCAAAACCTAATGATGACCCACGGTTCCCCAGATTCAGGGATGAGCTGAATTATGATTATTGGGAACGTGTAAAAAGAGCTACTCAAAATAAGTGAGGTTGAAATGGAATATATAGTAGCTGTTATTGTCCTAGCTTTTTGTATATTCGTTCTGGATAGGCTCAACAGGATAGCCTATGCTGCCGAGGTTGCAGCACAATACCAGGAAAGCATCGATCGTAAGCTCAGTGCGTTGGTAGATCAATTGGTTGATGAAGACACCAAGTCGAAAGCATTCGCGGAATACAACAGCAAGCCCGGCTACAGAAGGATGAGACTTGGCTGATTTAATTTGAAATATCGATTAATAAAAGGAGTTAGAAAATGCCAGTAGAAAGAAATTTGGAAGTCCTAAACATTGCTGTACACAAAGTCGAGAAAGAACAATACACGAAAGAGACAAAGATTATTCTGAGTGATTATATCCTTGCCATTGATGAATACTCAAAATTATTTTTAAATGAGTTCATTGATATCTATCAGAACCCGAGAAAAACAAGCAAGAGTTTTGCTCAATTTGACAAAGATGAATTGGAGGATGGAAGGTTTGAAGATCTTCTTGGAAAATATATGGATAGCACATACGGTTTTCTAGAAGCTTCTAAAAGGATTGCAAAACGGTTTGCTGTAAAACTGGAAAGCGAGTCTCTTGCCACTGGTGGATATGTTTTCTGTATTGATTATAAAAATGAAACCAGACAAAACTTTGCAGTTATTATCTTGAATCAAAAGGTGCATCCCGTGATTCTTGAGGATGGTGGCCGCTTCAAGCTCTCCGCTTCTTTCATGTTAGAAACAAACTCAATCAATATGGCTGCTAATGTTAAGATACGCGATTGGCAAGATGGTGCTGATTCCTCCTATCTCTCATATATAAGAGGAAAGAAACAGCTAACAGAGTATTTTAAGAAATTTATCGGTTGTACTACGGCTCAACCATCTACCATAGCTACGAACAACGTTATTAATGCAGTATACGGCTACATCGATTATGCATTCGAAGACATAACGGAACGCTCGGAAAGAAAAGAAAAAGCCAAAGATGCCATGTACCATATTATGTCTGGGAACCTAGAACATGTTTCCTTTGAAACAGTCAGAAACTTTGTATTCCAGGATGAAGCTGAACGTGAGAAATTTATGGATTACATCTCAGTAAATCAATTTGAGATTTCTGAGGAATTTAGCCCAAATGGGACAGTCTTAAAGAAACTTCAACGATTCGAATACAAGAGCAGGGGTATTGAACTTAAGATTAGAAATGATGTATTCCAAGATAACAGCAGAGTAGAGTTTGATGAGCAGAATAATTTGGTGATTAAGGATCCTGAGATTAGAAATCTATTTAATATGCAAAACTAATATTATGAAAGCAAAATTTATTCAATTAGTTAATATAGCAGAAAAAATAGACAATTCTATACCTGGAGAGATTGTGTTTACATTCCCTGCAGGTACTCAATTTGACTTATTTGTTGATATGACTGATATCATAATACAACCAGAGGAAGGTTTAGCATTTGATCCCTCTGATGATATCGCTTCCTCTTCTTTTACTGTATCTTTTCATAGGCATAAATTAAGAGATTTAGGAATAGTAAGTGCGGATAATATCGCGTCGTATGTTACAGGAAACTTAGTCAACCAGACGCAAGAATCGATTGATCCCGTAACAGGGCTACAAAAAGATATCACTTCCAATCTATTTATTATTGGTAAAACTCCATACATTGGTGATTCGATTAGAGAAAATCATGAATTGTGGGATGCAATTAATTCATTCATGTTATACCGGTGGATTTGTCGAAAGGCGGATATACCAAATAATGGGATAGTTTATTACCTCACACATGAGCCATTGGGATTAAAAGGGGGTAAATTCAATCCACGCTATGTCTGCTCGCTTAAAACTAGTTATCCAGATTTTAAAAAGTATTTTGAGGGGGGATCAGACGAAAAGCGCGCAATGCTAAAATCTCAGTTGTTCAAACTTCTCTGTCACATTGACAGTCCAGAATCCCGGACGGAATGGCTTTTTTCTGGAACAAATTTTGATATGTTGTTTGAGAAGACTCAACTTGCTTATGATAGGTATTGCCTCAGATATGGTGAAGATCGTCTAGCAGCGCAACTTGAAAAAGAAAGTCTTGATATCATTGAAAGGGTAAAGGGTATCGGCGAATCGCTAAAATCTGAACTTATTGTTTTGGCCACAAATGCTTTGGGATTGTCTGCAGTAGAATTTGATTCAAGCCTAACAAGTAAAACCATACTGATAGGACTCAGCATTATCTTAATCAATGTTGTATTCCAATTTGTACTTTGTAATGGATATGTAGCTTTTGGGGATCTTAAAAAATTAATTAAAAAACGACGAGAACTTTTACTTTCCCATAATCCAGAGCAACAGCATTCAGAGATCAATGAAGAATTTGACAAGATGAATTCCAAGATTTCATCTAATCAATGGCAGTTTAGAATTGCTTCTGTCATTCTGTGGATTCCTATGTTGATTGGGGTCTTGGTATTTTTTTTCTGGCCGAACGAAGCATCAAAAGCAATTGTGGATCTTTCTTTGAAAGTATTCTCGTAGAAAGATTGATTCTATTTAAACCCCCAATAAACATCTGTCTAGAACACCCATTGGATTCCCCCAGTGGGTGTTTTGCTACACTCAAATCAATAGAAGGAGAGTGTGGTATGGAAAGCATGATCAAGCCTGCATTGTTGATTCTCGTTCCCATCCTCAATGCCATCGGGCAGTGGTTGAAGGGGAGAAAGATGCCTGACGGCAGCTATCAGAATGCAAAGGTTGAAACCAATGTCATTCCGGTCATCCTGATCGGCGTCTCAATCCTGGTTGCTGTTGTCTATGGATTCATAGCATCCACATACCAAGGATGGAGGCTTGTTCTCGATGCCGTAGTAATGACCGGTCTGCTGCAGGGTTCCCTGGTTGCATTCGTCTCGATGGGTGTCTATGACACCGTCCGGAAAAAGGAGCGATGATGTGCTACAGAAAACCTATGAATGGCTCAAGGGCCACCGTCTTGGCATTATCGCTGCTCTGCTTGCTCTTGTGGTCTCCTTCCTTACCGGCCGAAAACTTGGATCTGACTACGCTCACAGACGATCAGCTGTTGACCGTGTACTTCCAGAACTCGAGCGAACGAGACAATCTGTTGAGGGAACAGCAGAACACGCTGAACACAGCGCAGAGTCAATCTCTGCTGGCCTTGGAGCAATCGAGCGAAGCGAAGATGCTGTCGCAGGAAGCCTTGACGCAATCAGAGAAAGCCGTGATATCGGCCAACGAATCCAAGACCTCGATAGCGAGAACGACAGAATCGTACTTGAGCTGGCGAGAAGACGTGAACAACGACCTGAAGGAACTGAAGACGCAGAATTTCTGGCTCAAGGCGGGAATGTTCGCAGCGATGACCATAGCAGCAGGGACAGTGCTGCTGGCACTGTCAAGGTAGGTGATTGACAATGGAATTAGGTACAATTTTCGGGCTTGCAAGTGGACTCGGCCCGAGCGTCACACTCATTGTCCTGTTGCTCGCAATCGGCGTCGGCATGGGTATTCTCATCATTACGGTTCGCAACCTGGGTGCAGCCATTAAGTCGCAGGGTGAGACGTTTGCATCAGCCATGCAGAAAGAGCAGGCGAGAAGCGATCGCCAGGATGATTGGATCAAGGAGTTGCTGCAGAAGCAGGACATCAGGATAACCTATATAGAAACCAGGTATGCCACCAAGGAAGACCTTTACTCTGTGACCGGAGGCTGGAAGCAGGAGTATATCCACCTCAATCAAAGAATCGACCAAATACGGGACGGCCGAAAGGAGTTTGCATGAGCAACAAGATAACGACGCAATCGAGGCAGCCGGTCCTGAGGGGAAGTATTCTCCAGTTTCTGGTCGAGGTGTATCCGGAGCGGGTGGAAGAACTCTCCATCGTTCAGATCAAGTATGAGTACTATCACTATGCCGACATCATCAAGGCTCTTGAGTATCTTGCCGATCGCGGCTATCTGGACAAGGATGAGAAGGATCATCCGGCCAGACTGCATGAGAAGGTGCGCTTGTATCGTGCAACCAGCCAAGGCATCGACCTGGTAGAAGGGACCACCAAGGACGCAGGTGTCTGCGTCGAAAGGGGGTTGTGATGCCCAAGAGAAGCAAAGCGGATCTTGCCGGGGTGATTGAAAGGATTGTGCAGCTGTATGAGATGGAGAAGCGTTCCATCAAGGACATAGAGAAAATCCTCAACAAGGAGGGTGTCTCTATTTCCAGGGAATCAATCCGTCGCACCCTGAAAAGCAGCAAGAGCGTGGCAACCCAATACCGCAAGGCGGCAGAGGAAGCAAAGGTTCTCATCGATGCAGTAAGGGACAATCCCAATACCGACGTTGTCGAATTGACCACCTCGCTGCTGACCAAGCAGGTTTTTGACTTCGTCCAGAGCATCGATGATCTGGACTTTGCCAATCCCAATGAGTTGATACTGGCGATCAACAGACTCTCTTCCGCCCAGGTGAGAATAAGCAAGCAGCGCCTTACCTTTCAGAACGGATACAATGAGGCAAAGGCCGATCTTCTCAGGCAACTCAAGGATGAGCTTGCCCTGCAGCCCGACCTGCTCTCGAAGCTTTCTGCCATGGTTTCTACGATGGAGGCCCCCAAATGAGTGTGCTCCAAGACCTGGTAGGCAAGTCGGATCCTGCAGCAGTGGAGAAGGCGTCCAGAATAGAACGCGCTTCCCATGATTATGCGTACTTTTGCAAAACCTATCTAGGCCACTACTTTACCTGCAGTGCTGCTCCTTACCAGGAACAGATCTACAAGGTGATCAACGAGAGACGGGTATCAGCAGAGACTGCATCCGTATTCAGAAGTTGGACCAGGACGCAATTCCATAAGTACGTGAAGCCGACCGAAGGCCTCAGGGGTATCATCGACATGGAACCCCGTGATCATGGCAAGTCGGTTCGCATGACTCTTGCGTACCCTCTCTGGTGCGCTCTTTTCAAGAAAGCACGGTTCATTGCCTTGTTTGGTGCAACCGATGACTCAGCTAAAGGTTTCTTGGAAAACATCACCTGGGAACTGGAAAGCAATGAGCTGCTGATCTCTGATTTTGGAGACATGAAGGGGGCTCATTGGGGTTCCAACAAGATTGTCCTGAAGAACGGGGTGGCCATTACAACCAAGGGTAAGGGAGCGAGCGCCAGAGGCTTGCGCCATCATGAGTCGCGCCCCGACCTGATCATCATCGATGACCTTTTGAAGGACTCGGAAGCAGATAGCCCTGATCAATGTGCAAAGGCCTATGCCTGGATCAAGCGTGTGGCTTTCAACTTGGGCAAGGACAGCTTCATCGTAATGGTGAATACCCACTTCAACGAGCATGACCCGATCACCTTGATCCAAGGCGAGGTACTCAGTGGGAAACTCACCGGATTCCTGGCCTTACGTTTCTCGGCACAGCTCGAGGACGGAAGCCCGATCTGGGAAAGCCGGTGGAGCAAGGAAGCCTTGCAGCAGAAACGCAACGACATCGGCAGCGATATCTTTGATGTCGAATATAACTCCTTGACGGTCAACTCCGAGGGAAGGATATTCGAGCCACTTTGGTTTCAGTATTTCAACATGGCCGATATCGACCTTTCAACTAGGATCATAACGATGGGGGTGGATCCGAATGCAACCGGTGCCGATGATGCTGCTATTGCAGTCAACGCATATGACCCGGTCAAGAAGCTCAGGGACATTGTAGCTTGGTGGGCGAAACCCTATGGAACACGCAGGGAATTCGTGGACAGGCTCATCGACATGTACCTCATCTGGAAGCCGACACTCATTGGCTTCGAGGAAGTTGCTTTTCAGAAGATCTACAAGGAATTCATTTTGGAGGCAGCCCTAGAACGGGGTGTGATGCTGCCGATCGTCGGAATCAAGCCCGGAAGCTCATCGAAGAAATCCAGGGTGATGCAGTACCAGCCGTATGTTGAGGCTGGAATCCTGCGATTCAACCAAGCCCTGAAGGGATCTGAAGAGATGGACCGGCTGCAGGCATTCCCTACAAAGGGAATCAATGACGGTATCCCTGATGCCATTTACTACGCAGTCATGGGAACCAGCGGGCCTATGACCCCAACCGGTGCTGCTGCTGCCAAAAAAACCAGCAGGACCAAGGAACTGTTGAGGAGATACATATATGGATAAACAGAATCTATCGATTGAATTCATCAAGGACTTCACCAGCTTCCTTTCCTGGATGCCTTCCCCTGACGAGATCATGAGACGCACCGGCGATGCAGTCACCCTCTATGACGAGATGCTGACTGACGGCAGGGTGAGCAGCTTGTTCTATACCAGGCGCAATGCAACCATGAACTTGCCTTTGGAGATTCCGGAAACAGGCAACAAGGCAGTTGATGCATATGTTTCCTGGGCGTTGAAAGAACGTGATATCCGAAAATGGGGATGGCTGCTGCTTACCAATGCGCTCAAGTATGGCCATCATCCGTTTGAGATTGTCTGGAGACGCGAGAAGGGGTTATGGAGGATCAGTTATCTCAAGGGTCACAACATCAACAAGTATTGGTACGATGCAGACGGCAAGCTCTACTATCAGGATATGGAGGGGCAGAAGCTGCTCGACCAACCCTATAAATGGGTCATCCATAGGCATGAGGGGGATACCCACAACAACCCTCAGGGTGTTTCCATTTTGAAGGCTGCATATTGGGCTTTCAAGTTCAAACAGCTTGGGTTCCAGTTCTGGGTTACCGCTGCTGAAAAGTTCAGCGTACCCTCCATCTTGGCCATATTCGACCAAAGCGGGGATCCTGCCGAGGCAAAGAAACGTGCTGCTGATCTGGCGGAAACCATTGCGGCAATTTCGTCCGGATCCACCGGTGCGGTTGCAAACGTGAAAGATGTGAAGACTCTTGATATGAGCGGCAGCCTTGCCGACTTCAACGTTCTTATCACAACCTGTGATGTCCAGATTGCCTATGCGCTGACGGGCCAGAGCCTGGCTACCAATAACCCAACCACAGGAACCCAAGCTTTGGGAACAGTGCATGAGGCAACCATGCAAGGCTTTGTGGAGAATGATGCACGGGCCCTTTCCTATACACTCCAGGCTCTTGCCAAGATGTGTGTAGAACTCAACTTTGGCTCTGATGCTCCTTACCCTGAAGTTGTTCTCGACACCGGTGATCAGGCAACCTGGGAACGTGTGCGTGATGCTATAACCCTAGGTGTTCCTGTCAGCAGAAGCAAGTTGTACAGCCGGTACCGGCTTCCTGAACCCGATGATGAGAAGGATATTTACGAGAGACAGAATGCCTTGCCCATGGGATTGCAGGGTGAGATTCTTGATACACCACAGGAAGAAACCGATACCACCAATCCTAAAGAGGCAGAAGGTGCCGTTGTTGCTGATACCGGAGCGGGAGTAACCCTCAACGGGGCACAGGTGCAGGCTGCCACCGGCATCGTGAAATCTGTTGAGGCTGGAGAATTGCCAAGGGATTCCGGGGTTGCTCAGTTGAAAATACTGTTCAATCTCACATCGGAGCAAGCTGAGGAGATGATGGGATCGGCTGGTAAGAATCCGAAAGTCCCGCCAGTTGAGGAACCTGCTGACGAAGACTTTGCCGATCCTGGTAAAAAAAAAGTCCGGACAATAATGGTCTTGACCAGAAGTTGAACCTCGAGGCCCAGAACATCCTACGGTTGGTGGAAGTGGAGGATTCCTACCTGCCGAAGATTCGAACAGCAGTACGCAAGGATGTGGAAGACTTTCTCTCTGAGCTGGCTAAAAACGAGAGCATCTTACGCTCCGGAGACTGGCAACCTGCTGCCAATGAAACACTCATTCAACAGACCTATGAGCTGTTCATGCGCTCCTACCTTGAGGGTATCGCTGATGCAGGCGGTGCTGCCAAGGAAATGGCTGATGCAGTACCGCAGCCCCTGCAGTTCGATGAAGCGATCGCCTTTGCAAAATCCAAGCTGACGCTGGCGAAATCGGATTATAAGAAGCTCAGCGATCAGATGCGCTACCGGGCATGGACGGTCGGAAGGCTCACCCAGGTGGATGCAATTGACAAGGTGAGGGGCCATTACCTATCCCAGCTGGAGGGTGAGTCCTCCTCACTAGGGGAGTTCATCAAGTCAATCAATGCTGATGATGCCTTGACGGCAGCAGGCTTCGGAGAAGAATCCCCTTGGTATTACGAAACTGTTTACAGGACCAATATCATGACCGACTACAATGCAGGGAGGGCCCAGGCCTTCACCTCGAACCAGCCGGTTGCCCTCGAGTTCATAGGCATCGAGGATTCCAGACAGACATCCATCTGTGCTGCAAGAACCGGGGTCATCCTGCCCTATACGGATCCTTGGTGGGAAACCAACTGGCCTCCTCTCCACTACAACTGCAGAAGTACAATCCGTTCCATCTACCGTGAAGAGGCAGAGGAACTCGGGCTGGATGTGAAGGGCTTGCAGAAAATTAGAATACCCCAGAAGAGTGCCAAGGCGCAGCCCTCGGGAGGCTTCGGGCGCAACCCTGCAATGGACAATGAATTCTGGGCGCCTACGGCAGGCCAGCAGGAGAGGATTATCAAGTCATTGATCCAGGAAGAACTCAACGGGGTGGCGGGTGAGACGGTTTGTGCCGACTTCAAGGTGCCAAGAGAAGGCTGGGTGGTTGATGATGTTCATTCCAATGGCGGGGTGAGATATCCCGAGAACCTGGCAAAGGAAACAGAGTTCAAGTCAAACCTCAGGATGGCCAGGATACTTTCAGACCAAGGGTACTTCGTTGAACTGAGAAAGGCAGAAAAACTTGCGGGCAACAGGCAGTTTGATGCATGGGTGAACGCGACTGAGCGATGGGAATTCAAGACCATTTCAAGCAAGACTATCAGGCAGATCAGCAAGGAAATTGGAATCGGATCATTGCAGGCCCAGCGTGTGTTGGTGGGACTGAGTGAGGCAGCTCAAATAAAACCGCTTGCCGCTGCCATTGCAAGCAGGGTTGCTGAAATCAAAAAGCAGGGCAGACAGTTGGCTAAGCTTGCGGTCTTCTTGGGCAGCCAATTCATTGAGCTTGGTTGGAAAGACTTGCAGGATTCGGAGGCAGTTATCCGAATATTGACAAAGCTCATAGGGTGACCGATACTGAACTTGCACCGGCGAAGTGGTTAGGTCTGCGAACCTTTCAAGTACCCGGTCAAATGAGGGGCGCACTCCGAAAGGGGTGCGTTTTTTCGTGTCTTCCCGAAATCGCGCCACAGCGGCTCGCCGTTTCCAAGACGGGTAATTCTTCCACTTTCCTAGCAGACCCCGTTTATCAACGTTGTTCAACACCTCTGGGGCGTTGTTTGAATGGTATGCGCGGCTGAACCATGAGGTTTGCACTCCATCCTCTTGATTATCATCGGATTCGTCATATGAATTGCCCCACAAGAGGCGATAGGCAAGGTTGTCAGACCATGAGATTTGGCATGGCTGCAAAATGCTAGGCTCAAGGAGCAGGAGGACATATGGGAGACAAAGGGACATTGAAGCGTTTGGAGCTGGCACGGACCGGCCAGTTTGGTGTTGACGGGACCGAGCTCACCCTCAAGGACCTCCGAGAGGCAGTGGAGACATTCGAGGGGACTCCTCCCATTTCCATCGGTCATCAGATGGCCAAGGAAGATTGGTTCCCCAGGTTTGGGTCCATTCTATCAGTGCAATTGGAAGAAGATCAGGATGGGGTGAATGCCACGCTCGTAGGGGATGTGGAGATGAGCGAGATTCTGGCCGAAGCCTATGACCAAGGCTTTTACACCGGCTGGAGCATCAGTCTTCCCCAACGCGGGAGTGATTCCAAAAGGTACATTCATCACCTCGCTTTCCTTGGGGCTATGCCTCCGAAGATCAGGGACCTGAAGGTAATCCAGGAACTCAAGAAATCCGAGTCGATTGATATGAGCGATTGTCATGGCAACTCGATGTTTACCTACGTGAATCTTCCGGGTAAGAAACCCGGAGAAAATATGGAGGACACTATGGAAGGCAAGCCAGAGAAAACCTTGGAGTTTTCCGATGAGCAAAAGGAAAAAATCAGCAGGGCTGAACGTATTTTCCGAGAGGGCAAGCGTGACAAGCTGAAGGCTGCTGCAGGAAACCTTATCCCGGAAGGGAAGATGGAAAGCCTGCTGGAGCTGAGCGACAGCTTGTGTGAGTCCAAGGATTTTGATTTCTCGGATGACGGGAAGAAGACCAAGAAGGCACCGGTCGATGTCCTTATCGACATCTTCAGCGCCATTCCCAAGGTAAACCAAACCCTTGAGACGGAAATGAGTTTCTCGGACAACAAGCCAACCGAAAAACCCATCGACTATGACAGCCTCGCCCAGAAGTTCTAGGCAGGCATAAGCAGAAGAAGGAGAAGACAGATGGATGCGATGCTGCATAAACAGACTATCGAGAACAATGAGATCATCGATTTGCGGATCACCCCGGTGCTCAAGGCTCTGAAGCTCAAGGCTGACCAGGGAGTGATTGCAAAGGGAACAGTCTTGCAGAAGAACTCTGACGGACTGTGCATTCCTCAGGCAGGGTATGAACTGGACATGGCTGGAACCATTGATGGTTCCAACAAGGCCTTCACGTATGCTGGTGCTGGTTTCCCTGGAGAGATTGCCCCAAGATCGGTGGTGGTAACCCATGGCGATCAGGAGCTTGTGGATGACGGCAGCGGCCGTCTCTACGGTGATGGAACCGGTACGGTCAACTATGTGACCGGTGCAGTAGCTGCAACGTTCACCACCGCACCGGCGGCCGAGTCTGATGCACCTGTTGTTGCTGCACGCGGGGTACCCGTGGGCGTGGCTGCCAGGTATGCAGATACAGCGCTCAATACAAGTGGTGCTGCAAAGGACGACGTTGTCACCACCTTGGTGTTTGGATGTGTCGTTCGTGAACGTGTTCTGGTGGGAGGGGCAGCCCTCACTGATGCCGACGCAGCATTGTTGGCAAAGCTCAATATCTTCGCCCTGTACTAGGGTGAATGAGACCAAAGACTGGATAAGGAGATCCAAATGGACTTATATCAGCTGATTCGCAGTTATATGACTGCAGGATGGATTGCCGGGATCATCGAGAGGATGCCGACGGCAAAGAGCGTCACAATTGACCGAGTGTTCGCCCGCAAGGAGAACAATCCCAGCGCCTATGCCGACCTTTCCGACATCGAGCGTCTGGTAGGCAGTGTCCCTGTAGTAAGCCGGGGTGGGGTGTCCATCAATGTCAACGGAACAACCATCACCCGTGGAAAAATCGAGCCGATGCCAATCAGACTCAACGACCATTTCACCGGTGCAAGGCTCAATGACCTTCGCAACCTGCTCGGGGACAGTGGTGCCAGAGGACAGGCCGCGGTCCGCTCTGAGATCGACCGCATCACCCGTGGGTTGATTGCCGACACCCAAAAGACCAGGGATGCCTTGTGCGCCCAGGCACTGACGGGCAAGATTGACTACCAGATGAGGACCGACAGCGGTTTCACTCGGTATACAGTCGATTTTGGCAACACCCTCAGCTATGCCCCGACCAAGAAGTGGGACGCTGCCGACATCAAGCTGGCCATCATCGTCAAGCAGTTGATTGAGATGCGCAACCAGCTCAGGGCAAATGGGCATGCAGGGAACGTCGGATACATGGCGGGTATCGATGCCTGGACACAGCTTGCAAACCTTGTTGAGGTTCTTCCGAACGACAATCGCAGCAGAGCTGCCATCAACGGTGAGATCATCTCCATCAATGGTTTTGAGATCATGCTCAACGATGGTGCTTATACCGACCGTGACTCCAATGGAGCAGCGGTTGTGAAGCAGGAAGTCGATTCCAAGAAGCTGGTAGGGTTTGTGGAAGGAGTTCCCAAGCTTGGGTACTATGCCATCGATGACCTGGACAGCAACCTCGAGCCGATGCCCATTTTTGTCAAGCCGGTGAAGACCGAGGACCCGTCTGGGATCAAGGTGATCAGTGAGAGTAAACCTCTTCCGATCGTCGCTCCCAAGGCAATCCTCTGGGCCACCGTGATGACATGATGAGGGGGTGACTGATGGCACTCACGGTATCTGACCTCAAGTCCGAGCTGAAACAGTACAACTACAACATGCTCACCGATGGTGATGACTCCGTTGCAGAAAGGGCACTTCATAGGGCTTTGATCTGGGCGAAGGCAAAGGTCATCGCAGCAAGCGGCAGTTTTGACCCGGATACGGAAATCAATCGGGAGATCGTACTCAAGCGTGCCCTCTACGAATTGTACTCCCATGCCGAGAATGAGGCGGTTGCATCGGACAAAAGAGAGGATGCCTTGGAGCTGTTACGTGCAGCCTACGGGCCTGGTGTTGATTCTGCAGGCTACCAGCAGGGAGGGGGAGCGGCTGACAACCAGTCATCCCCATCTGCTGCAGTGGTCAAGCACGATCGGAACAAGAGTTTGTTCTAGGAGGACAGATGAGAATCGAGTACTCGCACCAGGTGAAGAATCCACTTACGATCGGCAGCATGACCAGGTTTTACCAAAGGGTTGCCGATCATATGGTGGGTTCTACGCAGCGCAAGATCGACCAAGGCATCGGGCCTGCAAACGCCCCGCTTACCGTTGCGGTGAAGAAGGGTTCCAAGACTTTGAGAGACCGGGGTGACTTGATCGGTTCGATTGCTTCCAGGGCAACTTCCAATGAAGCGTCCGTAGGGACCAACAAGATTTATGCAAAGATTCAGCATTTTGGAGGAACCATCAAGGCAAAGAAAACTTGGTTGTTCATTCCTGCTGGATATGAAACCCGACGATTGCAGAGGAAATACAGCTTTGCAGCCGGAGAGCTTATCAAGAAGATGCGTTCCGATGGCTACAATGTATGGTTCCAGGTAAAGGGTCAGAAGGGCGTGGTTATGGCTGAGAAAAAGCTCAAGCGCCATCGAAGGGATGGGGCAGGCAAAATCATCCACAAAAGTTTCGTCCTGTTCATCCTTAAGAAGGAAGTGACCATACCGGCCCGACCATTTCTGACAATCGATGAATTGGATAGGAAGGTGATCATGCGAATGGCAAGACAGGAGTTGGGGGTGGAAGGATGATTGAGGAAATACTGGACAAGTCCAGGAAGGCGATCGGGGACAAGCTGGGACTTACCGTTGTGTTTGACCCGATGCCGGTCCAGAAAGCCGAACCCCATGTAAGGTTGACTTTCATGGGGACAGCCGATCAAGGCTCCTACGATGTCGTGAGCTTCCAACTTACCGTGGTTGCTGCAGGGGATGGCCCCGACTTCTTTGTACCAACTTTGGTCAAGGCAAGCCTGAAGGTGCATGACCTCTTCAACGGTTCGAATGGCAAGGATCGTATGGATGTTCCTTTGGCCGGAGGCTCTGCAGCAAGGATACAATTCAAACCGGTGACCCTGCCTAACGGTGGGCAGTTCATTGAGAATGAGAGAGAGGATACGGAACGGAACCAATTCCGTTACACGTATGTCGAACCGCATGTTGTTACTATTTCGTTCCCAAGGGACCAGAGATAGGAAGGAGAGCACATGGACAACATAATCAAACCGAGCGGACAGGACGGTCTGTTTGCCTTTGTCACACTGGGTACTGCATTGACCAGTACATCGGCAGCTTTCACCGGGGGTTTTGTAAAGATTTCCAAGGTGGGAACTGCAAGTGCATTCGATGAGTTGAAGGATTCTGCCATTGAAGGCGGCAAGGCTGTCGGAGTGGGGGACATTTTGTTCTTGGCTGCTTGGGCGGAACTGATTGCGAACCCATTGAATGAAGGTGATGAATGCCTGCCTTTGACGATGGAGCTTGATGATTCCTCCTGGGTCACCGATCGCGGAAGATCCATGAGCCGGGACCTTCAGGACAAGACGAGCCAGGGCGATGTGCGCATGGGCAAGCGTGCCTATGGCCTGGGTCCCATGCAAACCGAAAGCGGCTCGATCAGTGGAATGTACGCCATTGGTTCCAGCATTCAGCGTGATATTGATTCCAGGTTCACCGAGCGTATCGTTGATGATGGGGCCAAGATCACCAAGGTACCGATCAAGCATGGCAGCTTCCTGACAGCGCTCTGCTACAGGGAAACCACGGTTGCTGGTGAAACGGAGATCTGGCTTTTCCGTGAGCTTTGGATCCAGGGCGTTGACGACGCAGGACTTCCCCTCAATGGGAACGTGCCCTTCAACTTCGGGTACACCGTCCAGTGGAAGCAGCAGTATGAACGGACGATTGCTGCATAGCAGGGGGTGATCATTGAAGAAGATTTATGCAACAAGGAATCCGAAGGATCCTTCCCTGGTTGATTTTTATGTCGATGGGGAAAGGATTGAGAATATGTATTGCCAGCCCGGCGTAAGGTCGGGCTTGCATCAGATCGAAGCAACTGCACGAGTGGTTGCTATACCGGGAACAGGCATCAAGGAGGGTGCAAGCGATGAGAATAATTCTGCAACCGAAGAGGGAATACATCTTCAAACTGAACGGGAATCGGGATCTTCCAATCATGGAACAGGCGAAAATGACGTACAGGCAACCAAACGCCATCGAAAGAAGACTGCTGAAACGAACTAACGTCAAGCCTGGAGCAATCGATGGGAGCGGTTCTGTGGATGTCCAGTTTGATGTTGAAAAGATTTTCGACCAGCAGGATGTTCGGATCACCGGGGTGGAAGTTGAAACGCTCGATGAGAAAGGAAAATCGACTATCAAAGCAATCACCACCGGTTCCGATCTGGTCAGGACTCCGAGCAAGTTCCTGGCAGCCATGGCTGACGAGGCCATGACCGAAATCATGAGCACTGATTTCGATGATGAATTCCTAAAAAACTCCGAACTGGCTTCCGAGCAATCCTAGAAGGATATGGTGAGAAAAAAACATCGTTCTTTGACAACCAGAAATTAAAGGTCGGAGAGAGGGTCATCAGACGCGGGGACTTGAAGGAGTTTCTGAATGATGATTTATACGAAGCAATTGATATCTGGAAGGAATATTCACGGTTCGGATTGCCTCATGGTTCCGGACCGGTTGCGGAAACCTATGAGTATATTGCCCTGGTTTCTGCATTTGAGGATGAACGGGAAGCCGCGATAGCAGACAAGCGAAAGAAATAAGAAGGATCATTCGGCCATGGGGTTGGATGACCTTCTTTTTTTATAAGATGGTGTTGGAGGAATACATGGCCGATATCATCACTGACGAACTGAGGCTGCTGATCAAGGCTGAGGCTGGCGAGGCAATCAAGGAACTGGGGTCCTACAAGACTGCCCTCACTGAGCTTGATGCTGCCAATAAATCGGTAGGTCATTCTTCCGACAACACTACCTCGGATATAAAAGACCAGACACAGGCAATGAAAGAGGCGAAAGCAGCATTAGCAAATGCTGAATCGGAAGCACATTCTTTGGCTGGCAGTCTCTCTTCAGTAGGTGAGGAAGCGGGTAAGCAGAACGATGCAATCAAAGGATCTTCGACGGCTCAAGCCAGCGCTGCCAAGGGCTCCCAGGCATATGCAACCGGACTGAAGCAAGTCAACAATGCCCAGACTGTTGTGAAGACCGGGGCCTTGGCGATGGGCAAGGCTTTGCTTCTTGCCTTGGGACCGATTGCCACCATTACTGGCACGATTATGCTCATCAAGAATTATATTGGTGATGCCAATGAAGCCTACGCACAGAGCGAGGGTGAGGCAAGAAAGTTTGCCATCACCTATCGTGATGTAGCAAAGGATGCAGAGGAAGCTGCCAAGGATTGGGCTGATACGTTCAAGTATGCCGAATCCACTGCACAGAGCGTTTTGGGATCAGCTGGTGATATGTACACAGGCATGGGTATGAGCGGTGAAGCAGCCCTGGCGCTTGCAGAAAGAACCACCTACCTTGGTGGTGCATTGAGCAAGCTGAATCCACAGATAGGTTCCGCCTCTGATGCCACCAAGGCGCTTATTACTGCCACAACCGGCGAACGAGAAGCTCTGAAGACGTGGGGTATCATCATATCTGAGGCAGCAATCCAGACCAAATTGCTGGAACGGGGCCAGCAGGACCTGACCGGTGCAGCTTTGTTGAATGCGAAAGCCCAGGCTACCCTTGATGTCGCATACGAACAATCTCCCAATGCATTGGCTGCAGTTACCTCTGCAACCGAATTGGCAGCTGATACCAACCGTGAATTGTCTGAGAGTTGGAAAGAACTGTTGGAGCTTGAAGGCCAGTCCCTGAACAAGTTCTTCCAACCGATTAAGAAGGCCTTGGCCGGATGGATCCAGAATATGAACGAGGCAAAAAGAGCCCAGCTTGATCTGATGAAGATTGACCCCAATACCGATCTCATCGAGGCCTACGGCAAAACGGCTGACCGGGTTGATGAACTTGCCAATACGTATGAGAACCTGAAGGCGAAGACATCCCTGTCGAAATCCGAACAGGCAGATTTGAAAATCGTAATGTCTGAACTTGCCACGCTGGTACCGACTTCGGTGACTGCATGGAATGAATATGGGGAGGCCATAGGGGTTAGTGCTTTGGCTGCTAGGAACTTTGCGGACCAACAGAGGGAACTGAGAGCAGCTGAAGCTGAGTACCAATTGCTAAGATTGCAGTATCAGAGAAATATATCTGCAGAAACATATGCAACTAATAAAGCAGATAAGGAAGCTGTTGAGGCAAAGCTTCGCCAATTGGAAGCCGAGAAGAATGCTCAAGCGGAGATTGCCATCATTGCTAAGGGTGCAAAAATGGTACTCTTTGATCCCAAAAATTCTGGGAATCCATTTAGAGCGACAATTGCTTATCTTAATCAATTCAAGGACAAGCTCAAGGATAGTAATATTGACCCAGCTGATTTTTCTTCTTCTGCTTCTTGGGATGTTCTCTCCTCAAGAATCGCTACAACAATTTCTGGATACGAAAAACTGTCGAAAGAAATTGATGATCTGAATATCAAGCGTTCGGAGTATACGCTTGGAATGAAAGAGTATGAGATGCTTACGGTTCAGATCAAACAGGCAGAAGCAGAGTTAATTATGCTTACAGGGGCATTGGAAGATCAGGTGAAGGTATTGGAAGACCAAGTAGCATTGATCCCTGAAGCTGCAAGCAATTTCGATGCCTTGAGGAGAAACTTTGAGAATGGGATACTTTCCGCAGAAGCCTACAAGAAAGCTTTGCAGAGTATCGTGGATAAGTCAAAAGAGGCTGCACAGACTGACCCGGCTCCTGACCTTACAAAATGGCAAACTTTTGTGGCTGGGATTACAAAATCAGCTAACATCTCTGATGCAATAAAACTGGAAGTAAAGCTTTCCCCGATCGTTGACCCAGACAACGGGCGTGCATTGCTTTCCGAACAGCTCGATTATTACCAGGGTTTGATCAACCAGCTTTGGCAGAACAAGGAATCGTTCTCCGGACTTGATGAATGGCAGACTGCATTGGACCAGCTTGTAGAAAAATATGATGATGTGAAGGCCAAGGTTGATGCCAATGCTTTCAAGGATACTATCTCTACTGATCAACAGAAAGCCGAAAAGGTTCTGAAGAAAACAATCGAAGATGCCAATAAGCTTCGGCAGCAGGGGTTGCTTACTGAGAAAGAGATGGGAGCCGTCATTGAGAAAGCATATAGAACGTATGATGATGCATCGGGAAAAACAAAGCTGCGCCAAAGGTCCCAGGAGCTGATTGCCACCACCCTTACAGAACAGCAGACTGCTATGCAGGAAATTCTGCTGTTAGAGACTGAACTTAGGATTCTACAGGATGAGGGTTTGGTGACGGAAAAGCAGAGCAAGGCAATTTTGGAAGCGAAAAGAGACGCTTTGACTGATTCTCTTGGTCAAGCTTCAAGTCTCACAACGTTTATAAAAGATTCCTGGAAGGAAATTGAACAGAATTTTTTCAGTATAGATGCCCTGGCAAAGTTGATGGCCGATACATTCGCCGATATCGGCAGCGCACTTGCATCTGGAGAGGATGCCCTGGCGGCATCTGGGAAGGCCCTGCAAGCATTCGTAACTAACCTTTTGGGAGAGTTGGCAACCCTGGCCATTGGGGCTGGCCTCAGGGTGATTGCTGAATCCGGTTGGGCAGGGGTTCCATTGGCTCTTGCACTGTTTGCTCTCGGTGGAATAGCGGGTATAGGTGGAGGTTACTTTAGTGGTAGCGGAAAGGGTTTGGACTCCAGTATCTCCGATACGGTGTCTGATGAAATCAAGCTCCGGCAGAGCCTGAATGAAGCACTTGAAGAGCAATTGGGGATTGAAGAAACACTACTTAAACGGCAGCTGGATAGGAATCTGATTAGCGAAGAAGATTATCGTGATTCCATGCTCAGTATTCAACAGGAGAAGAATCAAGGGCAAGCTCAAGGAGATGCACTTAGTCTAGTCAATTCGCTGATTGGAGAGATCGATGCGGAATTATCCAGTTTGTCTGGTTGGACAAAATTCTGGACCAAAAAGGATGAGAATCTTGAATCGAAGGCTTCTGATTTGGAAGGTATTGCCAAAGCAATTAATAGCGCAGTCTCGGCAGAAGAGTTAAAGTCATTGATTGCCCAACTTGAATCCTATGGAATCGACACAAGTTCCATCCCTGCATTTGCAACTGGAGGGTCGTTTGTCACCTCCGGAGAATCCATTGTCAGAATTGGTGACAATAGTTCAGGTCGTGAGCTTGTAAATATTACTCCCCTTGGTTCAGCTGGTTTTCACACGGGCCAGTCGATTGTTGTCAATATTAACGGGCCGGTAATTGGATATGAAGACCTGTACCTGAAGCTCGAAGCTGCAGGAATAACTCTAAAAAGGCAGAAACGCGCATGATTGACGATTTCAATATCATCCTGGGTGACGGGACGGACGAGTATGATATTTCAGATTTATTGGTTCCTGGTAGCCTGACTATACAGGAACAAGCTTGTAACAATGAGTACAACTCCACCTTGGATAGTGCCAGTTGGAGCATTAGGTTTGATGAGGATATCTTCATCCTCCTAAGGGATTCTGATTCAATTCTGCTTGTAACCATAACTGAGAGAGAAACACAGCTGGTCATTTTCAAGGGACAGATTGAACCAACTCCAGGGGCCGATTGGTCAATCCCTGAAGACCCTTCAGACATCTCACTTGATGCTGTTGATTTCACGGTTGCCCTGGATAATCTACTTTCCCAATCAGTCAGCTTCCCTGCATTGGTGGGGGATACTCCTTTTTACATCTATAAACGGGGAGAAGAAGCTACGTCGATTCTTTATCGGTTGCTATATCTTGCAGGGCTATCAGGTTCAATTGCATCTAATGCCCCAGATATCGTTTCAACTGTTTTACATTTTGCTGCAAAGCTTGAAGAGCAAACATACAGGGATTTGATAGATGCCCTTCTGCATGATTATGGGTATGTGCTGCATCGTACCCAGGGCGATCAACTTAGCTGGACATGTACCGCCCCTGCAGAGATCGCCAATGTTATTCCAATCAAAGAGGTAGACATCCTTGCAGGGGATGGACACCGATTCAAAATCAAGAAGAAGTTCAATGTAAAAGACGGGGTGAAGATAGCTTGGCCAAAAACCAAAGTAATGGAAGACGCCTTGCTATGGAAGGGAAGCTTCCCGGTTGGAGGCTCTGATGATCCATTTCCAGGGGAAGCTGTTGCTGGCGGTGATTACTGGCCTGAAGACGCAGACATCCAGGAGACTTGGTTTGACTTCGGTGATGACTATCTGGATACCCCATACTTGGAAGGTACAAGCAGGCTGAAGAATGAAGACCTTGCTTTAATCGCATCCTCCAGCCATTACATCAAGGACTCAAGGGACCAATCAATCATTTTCGATTTGCTTGATGAGACTAATACCATTGTGTATGAATCACTAAGGGCAAGGTTTCGGTACAAGAATAGTGGGGTAGATGCAGCGAATATATATTGGAGCAAAATCCTTGGTAAAGCTTTGGTCCAGGAATCACTCCCAACCCAAACGTATCCAACGAATGCAAAGGATCCCAAGGAATATACAGGGTCTTACATCTATACCGCAAATGATGCTTATAACGCTGTGAAACGTGAATGGATGAGGATGAGAAAAGGGGCCTTTGATGTTCAGTTTGAGTCATTGGCCGATTTTACTCCGGGCACTATATACAGTGTAGTCCAAGGTGAGTCAAGGTGGACTGGATACCTCTTCATTGTTGCAAGATCGAGGGCATATGACCAGCGTGGTATATGGAGTTATTCAGCTGTTAGCATTGCCCCGTTGGAAGAGTTGGTCGTCAGGTCATTGCGGTCGGTTGGTAGTACATCTAGCCAGGATCCTGCAAACACATCCATCAACCTCAACTCCAAGACCGCTTTGTTGAAGCCAGGAACAATTGACGAACGTGAGGACTTTGCGGTGAAGATTACCACCGGGCAGGTTGATGGGGAGGGGGCATGGGATATTGCTCCTGAGTTCTACATCAAGACCGGCGAGGATTACCTCCTGGCGATCGACAACAACTTCATTGATTCGGCTGACGAATCTATCAAGAAGCGTGCTCTGATCATGGGCAACGGGGATATGGCTGTCACCAACAAGCACATCTATTTGCGCAATGCGCTCGCTGACGGGCTGTCTGCCAACCGCTGCAATCTGCGAGGTAATTTCGAATCGACAATATTCATCAACCCGGCCATCATAGCGCAGCCTTCTTCGAGGGCGATCACCAATCTGCAGACGCTGAAGACCCAGCAGAAGAGCCTGGCCTATGACCTGTGCTTGTGGGCTCAGACGAACGGGATCAGCTTCAACACCCTGCATCGGTGCGAGGTGTCCGAGGAGCCCAATGTGGGCTGGGTGATGTTTGCTCCCCTGACTGCATTGGGGACCTGGGGTAGCAGTGAGACCGAGTGTTATGTCTATTTCTATGATGACAACGGGGGTTCCCGGTATCAATTGTGGAGCAAGTGCACGTATGAGGCCTATACGGTGCAGAACGAGTGGATCTTCGGATGGCCATGGTTTGGTACGCATACCGAATATCATTGGGTTTTGTATGGTGCTTTGAGCGGGGACAAGGATACTTTATACGGTGATTCCACCAGCAGGGGGTCCGGCTTTGTCGTGGCTCCGGTGCAATCGATTGATCCCTCTTCCATCACCATCTCCATTCCCGGATACGGGGTGGATCTGAGGTACAACACGGATGTGACGGTTGGCGGGGTGGTGTGCAATGGTTTCTTGGAAACCTGGGGGCACAGCATCGCATTCCGTTGCTATGTCGGATCTGACTATGACCTCTACATGAAGAAGCTTCCTGATAGTGCCGCCCTGGATTCACTGGCAAGCGGGGCTTTGTACCGGGGCACCGGTGGTGCATTGTACGTCAAGTAAAAGGGGATTAAACAATGTTTATACGGATGAAAAAGAGCGGCTTGTATGTGATCAGCGACTATCTTCCCGATGATGCAGTACTGATCACTGAAGAGGAATACAACCGTGTCATGCAACCGACTCCATCGCAGCGAAGGCAGGACTACCTGCTTGGTACTGTCCATCTCAGCGACAAGAAGAAATACCTGTTTGAGACGCTTCGATCGGAGCTCAAGACTGACGGGTCCTTTGAAGAGGATCCTGAGATGCCCTTCTACCAAGGCATGACTGTTGATGAGATGCAGCTGGAATATGCCAAGTATGTCGGTGATGACGACGAGAGAGCGGCGGCAATCCTGGAAGCCAAGCGGGCGGCAAAGGCTTATATCCGGGGCTTTGTCGAGGTTCTGGCAGCAGGGCAATAACATGATAGGGAAGGACAAGCTCTACCACTTCTGCATCTGTGCTGCCGTTGCTCTGGTCATTGGCTTGTTGCATGATCCTTCGGCTGGAGCGCTCAGTGGAATCTTCCTGGGAATAGGGAAGGAATATGGCGATCACAAGGCTCCAGGGAACATCTGGAGCTGGGGAGACTTGGTTGCTGATGCACTAGGGATGGTGGCTGGAAGACTGTTATCTTGGCTGCTTTATAATACTTGGTTCTTTGTAAGTTTGAGGATGGCGTTGGGCTCCTAAGTGCTGTACCATTAGCATAATTTGGAGGCGAGTATGTGGCCGATAACGGTTAAGGTACTTCAGGATCAAGATAAGTTGCAAATAGCTATTCAGCTTTTTTCTGCAGCATCAATTTTCTTCGCATCAATTTATGCAAGTACATATCAATTGATGAAAGATAGACGTGGACGTACAGATAAAATCCGTTATATTCACGGTTATTTGGCTATGCTAGAAAAAAATTGGATTTTTTCAAAGACATACAAAAATCAGAAGAATTGCCAATGGAACAAATTTACCAAAGTTATGCTACAAGATTTTTATTAGATAGAGATTCTGAATTTGTGGTAAATAATCTTGAAATATTATCATCATATTTATCAGATGCTGAATCTGCAGCTAGATTTTCAGTAAATTTTCAATTGATGATAGGTTATTTGGCTGAAGGTTCATCAGTAATTACAGGGACTAAACCATTTATTGATGGGTTCTTCTCTCAACTATCTGTCATAATCCAAGAACTTCATCAAATACTCGAAGAAATTAAAAAAAGATACAAACCATACTAGGGGCCATCAGTAAATCATTTAAAGGACGAACGCAAAGTTCACAAAATAAAAATTTGCGTTCTGCAAATGATAAAAAGGAATGACAATAGATGAATACGTTTCTCTGGATACACGATTATCAATGGAATGCAATAAGCTCAATTGCCACAGCAGTAGGCGTAATTCTGGCATTATTTATCCCGGTTTATGCTAGGCTCAGTGAAAAGAGAAAATTACTCCATTATCACGTGAGAGCTATGCGAAAACTAATTCGTGATTTCTCACTTTTCTATAATGCTTATAATGAAAATTCCAAAACCAAAGAATGGGCTCATTTCTGCGCAAAGGAGTTCTCTACATTCGAAGTGATAGATATCCAAGAGTTAGTTAAATATGATTCTAGGCTTTTTGATGTTTTTGATGCAGTTCGTGACGCAATAATTGAAACGCAACATACTGCAAAAGAGTACCTTCGAGCAACTGGTACTGAAAATGAAGAATTCAATCGAATGAATTTTGATAGACTACTCGAGTTCTGCAACGAGGTGATTTCAACTAATCGAGAATATTTAGTCAAGAAAAAGGTTATGTTCTCCCTGAAAAAAATCTAGGAAATTCCTTAAGTACTCCCTTAGACTTCGTCGTTTCTAAAATTGTTATACTTCCTCTGAGCTATAGAGCTAGGAGGAATCATGGTTGATGCCCATCTGAGATCGAAGACGATTGACACTGCAGATATTAAGAACCTGATCATTGGTGGACAGACGGGGATAGATGGAATCCGGTTCTGTCTTGCTGCTGTCACCAATGGGGAGAATCTTGCTGATCCCTCTTTCTCCTGGTTCCTGCAATACAAGAACAAGAACGGTCAGGGTGAGTCTGTCGGCTTGACCCCGGTCTATGAGAATGGCTTGGTGAAGCTGTCCTGGGTGCCGAATTCCTTGGCTACCCAGGTTTCCGGTCGGATGCAGATCCAGCTGTATGCTGCCATCGTGACAGGTGAGGGCGAGGCTGCCGTTGTCACCACCAAATGGGTGAGTGAGCCTGCGGTCATTTATATCCAGGAGAATCTCAATCCTTCTGCCATTGTTGCCACCGAGCCTTCCGTCTTCGATTACTACCTGACCATGTATGCTTCCTACAAGGAGGCGGCAAAAGCTTGGGCTTCTGAGGATGAGGATGTCGAGGTAGAGGGTGGGTTGTTCTCCTCGAAGCACTATTCGATCAAGGCAGCTGCGCTTTATGCGCTTTTCAACAACCGGTTCCTGGGTGCGAAGGCTGCTGATCCTACCACTGACAATGATGGCAATGCCTTGGTTGCGGGGGCTGTCTATTTCAATACCACGTCTTCCACCCTGAGAGTTTTCTCAGGATCAGACTGGGGTGATATTGCCAATGGGGCTGTATCGGTTACCTACACTCCTACAGAGGGCATGGAATCGAGCAATGTCCAGGATGCGATTGATGAGCTGAATGAAAAGAAAGCCACACAGGAGAGTGTTGGGAATCTCCAGCTTGCCACCTCCCGACAAGAGCAATCCATCAACGAGCTGGAAAAAACGGTGCAGAGTGGGCAGGGGGCTACTGTTGACTACACTGGCGTGTCTCCTATCACTACCGATGGACGGAGCACTGGTAGAATGAATGTGACGGGGGAGGGGAATACGCTGACGAATATGCTTCCCAACAGTGGCACATTTGCTGGTTGGGGTGGCATTGTGTCCATTGCTAATGGATGGGCGCAGGACACTGCAACATCTGGTGCATCTGCATTGATATCCGCACCTGCAATCGCTGGGGTTGTGGAAGGGAATAAGTATGCGTTGATTACGAGGTTCAGATTCAACAGTGGTTTTAATAATGCCTCTGAAAAATATGTTTTTGCACGTTTCGGTGGGGGTTCCTCTTCAGCCGCATTTGGGTCATTCATCGCTGGCTCAACCTCCGCCTATGTCGATGGTACGGAAATCAATCTCATTGCAATCGTAACAGCATCAGCGGTCAATGCGGGAGGAAATGACATCCTCTCGCTCCAAGCGTATAACACTGGGTCAGCAATTGACATCGCTTGGAAAGAACCAATGATTGTTGACCTCACCACCGCTGGTCTTGCCTCTATCCCCTCCACAGCCGACCTTGCCAAAATGATATCTTACTTCGATGGCACACAATCCTTGACCCTTCCAGCTTGCTTGAAGAGGGTGGGGAGGAATCTATGTCCCACAAATCCTGTTGAATGGGAATTGGGGTCGTTCAATATCACAACGGGTGAAATGCTTGCATCAACGACAAGAATCAGAATCAGAAATTATATAAAAATAATCGGAGGCTCTGCGCATAAGATTAGGGTTAAGTCAACCCACAGTTTTGTCTTGTATGCGTATGATGCAAATCACGCTTATTTACCGTCTGATTCGATTACTGCATGGGCCAGTAGTACAAATTATAGTTACACACCATCATCTTCAGTGAGATATGTGAAGATTGCAGTATCACTTGGTCTTGGCGGAAGCACTGTTCTAAGCCCATCGGAAATTAGCAATGCGGAATTTCAAATTCAAGTTGGCGCAGTTGCAACCCCCTACGAACCCTACGACTCCCAAGCCCTCGTAATCCAAGACACCGCCGAACTCCACAACGTCCCTGCAATTGCTGACCAAGTGCTGGTGCAGGATGGGGAGTGGTGGAGGAGGGGGAATGTGCAGAAGTATGTGATACAGGCGAGTGATATTACTAGCCTTTTTACCTCAGAAACACTCGTTGATTATGTGAGATTAGCAAAGCCAAGCAACTATATTTTTGCTACAATCGGTGCATCTGTAGCTGGCTCATATTTATCTACAACTTATCCCGAAAGATTCACGGCTATTAGAAACGAAGCCGCAAACATTGGCAGAAGTTCTCCCTCGACACGTACAGAAGCATTTGAAATCTTCTTTGAAAAAGGCACCTACGCCACCCTCGCAGACGCCAAAAAATCGATAGCAGAAGGTGGACTCGCCGGAACCATCATCTACTACCAACTCGCCACCCCCACTCTCACCAAGCTCCACACTATCGGCTCACTCTCAGCAACTCCCTCTTGCACCATCAGTTGGGAGGGCTGGACAGAGGACTCGTATCAGACTGAGGCAAGCTCTCAGATAACGCTCCCTCACCCAGGGGCAGTGCAGAAGGTCTTTGGTTATGACGAGCATTTTCAAGAGTACGAAGTGCCAGCATCGGGCTACACGCAAGTCGGTACAGCTCTGACTATCACGGGTGCAGAAGAGAACGAAGTCTGGTACGTGCAGCAGGTCAAAGACGCGGCACTGTATCCGGCCATGACGGTTAACACGCTGAATAACGACAAGGTGATTGCAGACACCGCGAACGGCAAGTATTACAAGCTGGTTCCGACGATAACGAACGGGGCATTGGTAAACCAAACGCCGGTGGAGGTGATATAA